GCACCCCAAGAGTAGCTTCTTTTTCAAAAGCGCTTTTATATCAGTATGGCCCCCACCACCCCCTACTAGGAGAGGCTTCCTCGACTGTATCGCCCCCCCTCGATACAGGCGAATTAGGTTGGCCACACTATCTTAAACGAGCTTATAATCTCTCAACTGATTAGAGGAGCAGGATTGTCGTAGAGTGACTGCTCCTCTAAGACAGCAAAGTATATAAGGATAGTGAGTTTAAGATAGTGATGGGAATAGGAAGCTGATACTTCACCAATCCTCTTTTCTGACTTCCTTTCTCCCTACTGTATTGACATTAACTATATATACTCAAAAGTGGTGTTAAGCCCACTGAAGAGGGGGCGCGGTAGGGGGGGCTATATTAATAAAAGAATATAACACTATCTATTATAACTGGGTCTGTTGGCCGTTGTGGATTTGAGCTTTGATTCTTTTCATACGCTCTTTCCACTCCTTACGATTTAGGGACCTTATTATCCTTAGTCTCTTTAGCTTTGTCTTGTCCTTTAACTCCATTCTTCCTATCCTCCTTTGTAGCCTTTATTCCGATATGCCTAAACCTAACATCAAATGCTTTAAAGCAGCGTTGGTGTACTAGCTTCCAGATCAATTCATCACTAGTGGCCCAGGTCTTGTTTGCTCTCTTCCAGCCATCTAGAAAGCCACACTTGTACATATATTGTAATTCTTCTCTATTCTCGAGCACTTCTTCCAGTAGCTCTCGGTCTTTCTTTATCATCCCTTTTGTCATTGTTTTAATATATACTAAAGAGAAGAGACAAGGCTATTAACCACTTAATAACCCAGTTCGTATCCCTTAGCCTTATCTTCTTTCTCATTTTAGTTCCTTTTCTCCAACACAATTAATCTCTTCTCTAACTCGTCTAATCTATGTATAAATTCATCCATATGATTTTGTAGTTGCATCATTGTATCTACATACTTACCTAATAGATCTATAGCTATCCTATTGACTGGGTCTTCTTCAGCCATTATCTATCAACCTCAACTTTCCATAGTTTAGGTGGGTTCATACCCCTCTTTGCCTCCCCTAAGCCTAAGTAAGTTATCCTTACCAAGTCTCCTATGTTTACATGTGCCATCTTTTCATCAAGTACTTTGGATCCCCATAGTGCTACGATTCCATCTCGTTCTGTCTTTAGTGTGTACATCATAGACTTGTTTACTCCAATTCCACTCTTCTTATCATCTACACTGCCCACTATGAACTCGCTCTCATTAGGTCTCCATGTGTTTGTTCCTATTTCTTGCATTGTCATTTTGTTGTTATTCCTCCTTTGTGATTGATTATCATTTCTCCTCCGAGTGCGTATCAAACACTCTTTCAATCCTTCTATATTCAAGAAAGCATTTATTACAAACACAATCTCCAACTTCATTATAATCAGGATGCATCGAACATCCGTCAGGACATTCGTGTTTTCTCCTGCATAATTTACATTTACATTCTTTCATTTTGAGTTCTCACAATCAAATCTTATAACTAAGATTAGCTCTTCCGTGCATTCTCCTTTTTAATTTATTATTGATTTTTCTTGAATGTCTTTTATCAATTCTTCTCTTGCTTCCAGCTCCAAATATTCCTTTAACTTTCTTCATTGATTTTGATGGTCTATATTTTTCCATAGTTCATTTAATCTACACTAGGCGAACTCCTTACCGCAATCTTTGTGAACTGTACAATTAGGATTTTCACATGGTAATAGAGTACTTTTTCCCCACATATCTTTCTTATATTCTTTCTCCTTTGAAGTGTGACATCTACAGCCACAGACTTTAATGTTACACTCATGTTCTTTACAAACACTACATTTCTCCTTTGAAGTGTCTTTGAAATCATGTATTGGACAAGGAATGAAGTTTATACCATGTTCATTACAGATACATTTTCCCTTTGAAGTATCCCCAGTTTCCACCTTTCCGTCTGTGTCAGAAGCACTATTAGGAAGTATATGTTCATCGCCTATTTCTGATTTAAGAGAATCCCTCTGGGGACCATCAGCGTCCACCTGAATGCGTTCCGACTTAAACGGGTAAGGTACATCCTTACCAAGTGGACTATAACCGGTGTTTTGAAGGAGTTGTTTTATTCTATAAAAACCATGTAAAAACAATTCCATATCATCAGGAGCTACTGTTTCTGCTTCTTTAGTTTCTTTTATTTCTTCATCAACATCCTTCAAGATTGCCTGACATGTTTGTCTATGAGCTACACACCATTCACAATGACAATTATCATCAGTATAATATTCTTCCCTCAATCTTTCTAAATTATTTGATTTCATGGTATCCACTGTATCAATTTAATTAATCCCCAACCTAATAATCCTATTAGTCCTAAAGCTAGTATAAATACAAAGATAGCATAGGATATGAATAACTTTGGTATCATTTCATCAACTCCTTGATAACCAATATGAACACCACTAAACTATTAGCTGCTGTCCATGCTATCAATGCTCCTTCTATCCCTGTCATATAACCTCCCTTTTTTAATTAAATCTTTAATCACAGAATCAAGATCCTTTGCCTTACATCTAATCTTCAATAGCCATAGCTTACCTAATGTATCCCTAGTGACTGGTACTGTAGTTTTCATGGTTTAATCAATGCATTAGATTATTTAAATGTTTCTATGTATCATAATATATGGTTAATCCACAAATAACTAAGTCTGCATCTGCTGTTGCAAATCCACCTGAACCTTTCAATACAACATTAAGAATATCTCCTGCAGAGAAAGTATCTACGTCTCTTAATTGTGCTAGTTGTGCTGTCTTATCAGTCCCATTAGCATTATCTAAAGACATCGTAAACACAGTCGATGTATTAACTTCTGCTTGACAGAGTAATGTTGGATCATTTACGTTACCAGATATATCATAGTTGCAGCTTAAACCAACAATAGAACCCGCTCTCTCTGCTACAAATCCTTTAGTAGCTGTGCATTGAACTTCTCCAATTTTTAAAAATCTTTTAATAGAACTTTCTAGTGCTAATGTTCCTCCATGACTAAATTGTAATATTTTCTTTGAACCCTCTAGCTCTTGTTCAATAACTACATCTGCATCTTTAATTCTAAGATGGTCGAATGATGCTCCTGCTCCTGTTCCCTTAGCTATAATTCCATCAGTCCCATCTGAATTTAACGACCAATCCCCTGCTAGTCCTTGTGAATTTCCTAAAGTTAAAAGATTGGTTCCATCTACATTAACTGTACTTGTAAACTTATTTGTAGTTGTCCATATGTTCTGGCTCTCTAACAAAGGTATAGTTCCATCAAGATCAGTTGCCTTGTAAGTCCTTGTTGTTCCTGTAGTTATGTTAGTCCCAACATCAAACGCTATGATCTTAGTAGGATCAGTCTCATCAAAGATAGTAAAATTATTATCAGCAAAGGCAGTAGTTATACCTGACACTCCCCCTGTTGCTGTCTGTGGTGTTGTTCCTCTTAGGTCTTGAGTGTTAGTAACTACCCATGTCCCTCCTCCAGTCTTCATTTGTATAGTTACTCTAGCTATTAAGAATCCTGTTGAACTCTCCCTTGTAAATACTGCAGGTATAGTGAAGTCATCAAAGCCACTAGTATCATTCTCTGCTCCTGCTTGTGTGTTGTATGAACCAGATGGTAGGTTTATCATCATCGGTGTGAACTCTCCACCCTTATTCCCAACAGCCCATATAGTTAGGTTGAAGTATTTGTTATTGCCTATCGTAGTTCCTGTTGAGTCTTCTGTTATATCATATAGATCAGTGATGTTATGGAAAGCATCCCCATCCCAGTTCTTAACTAAGACCATATCACTTCCACTAGTATCAAACACAGGAACTGTATGCTTATGCATCTGATAGATCACTCCTGCTGTTGCCTTCAGCTCTGTACTACCTGCTGTTGGAGTGAGGTAACCATCAGTCCCATTACCATCTATCCCACTATGATAATAAGCTCCATCTCTTCTACTCCTCTCTGCTATATGGCTCATATGTCCTTGACCATCTGTTCCTGCATCATGGTCATTCCAATTCTGATTAACATAAACTCCACTACTTTGAACGAATGAAGCACTAGGAACTAGGAAGTAAGATATCTTTACGTGTTCTTCACTAGGCCAATCACTAGTAGATACAGTGAGTACCTTAGTAGAGATAGGAATGTAAGTAAAGTTCTCCGTAGGGCTAGAGTCACTACCTGCTGTTAAATCTATTGTAGAGCCTCCTATGAGCGTTAGAGGGCCATCACTGAACTGAGCTGTGAGGTCACCACCACTTGCATTAGTGAGAGTCATAGTAACCGTAGCCCCATCACTTGTAACTAAAGCATTGAAGGTTTCTTTTATAGTTCCGTTAAAGAAGGCTTGGTGTATGTTATCTAGACTAGATCCATCACCTTTAAACTTATTCTTAGCCTTGATAGTTCCATCCCACTCTATTAATTCCCTATCAGGAGAAGTCCATCCAGCCATTTAACCCACCGTTTGAACAGTGTTCATAATCAGAACTATACCCTTAGGTTGATGTACTTCTACTACACCTAGTTCACTTACTCTCACTGTTGTGTGTTTCATTGGATCATCTATCATCACTGTACTCAATGGCTTTAATGTCTTCCATGAGCCTACTCTCTGAGGTACTACTATCATTGCATTACTAGTCTCCATAGAGTTACTTACTATAATATCGAATCCTGCTAGGTTAGATAGCTGTCCATTCTGTGCTGTAGTCACTGATAAAGATGGGAACTGTGCCCCTTTATCAGTAAGGAACTTCATTATAGATCTGTGATCTCTCTCTGTTACCCATAGCTGTAGTCTTGAGGTAGGTAGGTTAGCTTCTCCTATCAACTGCTTAGCCTCATATAGGTTATCCAGTATAGCTGCACTAGTCTCATTCCATGCTCCACCTCTACCTTGATCTGTAGCTCCTGTCTTTATTCCTAATGAGAATGAACTGTAGTTTAATGTTGTTACCTCTGCTACTCCTATCTTGTTAGTACCACCGAGGTCTATTAGAATCCTATCATCTACGCTCTTAGCTACCCTCTCAGCTAGCTTAACTGCTGTCCTACGTAATACAGGTATATCATCAGAGATTATATCTTCCCATGGGATGTTGTCCTCCATTCCATACTTCTTAATAACAGCTTCTACTCTCTCCCACTTAACCTTGCCTACAGGGAAGTCAGCTCCTCTTGGTATTCCTTCTACTGTGTTAATAGTACCATCTGTTAAATCTGCATCATCTTCTCTATAAAAGAAGTTCTTCCATGCACTAGTACTCTCTACTGTTAAGGCTTGCTTAAACTTATATGATTTCTCTACTAAGCCCTTGACTACCTTATCAAAGAATTGTGATCTTAATGCTGCTGTTGTTGCTGGGTTATCTATTGTTGCCATTTATTCTGTTGCTTCTGAGTTCTCCTCTTTTGGTGTTTCACATGTACATGCTTCATTACCACATGTTTCACATACCTTAACGTCTGGTTGTTCTTCTGTCATTATAAGTCCATCCTGAATATAGTTTCTTCACCTGTGGCCTTAGTCTGTTCGGCTATACCTGCTACTACTGCTAATGATGCTGCTCCTAGCAATACTCCATTAACTCCTCTAACCGTACCTATGTGTCCATCTGCCATGAATGTAACCATATCACCTACTGCTATAGCTTGTGATGCAAAAGACCTAACTCTTGCTTTCTTGAAAACACTAATCTTAGTACTACCATCATTAGCTTCTTTCTCCATTGCAGCTACACCCGCTACTACTACTGCTAGTGAGGCTTCTCCTGCGTCAGCTAAAGCCACTGTACCAGGATCAGTTAATTTTAATAGAACTCCGAAAGATATCTGCGTACCATCTGCTACTGTGTATGTCTTTCTAACATTACCAGGATCTTGGTCTTCTATACTCGCTAGGTTAACAGTCATAGGTTACAAGGGGAGTCTATTTATTTAAATGCTTTCCGTTTACACTCTTTTCTAGTTTAGTAAAGAATGGGTTATACTTCCTAGTAGCTATCTCCTCTTGTGTTTGGTGTAGTTTGATGTACTTTAGATCTATGTGGCCTAATATAATTAAACTTATAATGATTAGAAGAACAAACAAAGTGACAACATATAGGGAAAGGTTAGGGAATGCAGCCTTACTGGCTAATCCAAGAAGGACTGGCCAACGGAACTCATAAAAGTATCCAAGGCCATTCCCAAACCTTATCCTTACCTCTGCTATTGCTGTGATTATACCTGTGTTTCTCATGGTCCTGTGTTTAGTATCTTCTCGCTATACCTTCCCAATGCGTCATAGAGTATCTCTGTGTTTATACTTACATTGTTCAAGTCTAGGAACTTAGAGCCTACCCTAATACATGTGTCTAGGGTGATAGCAGAGCCCCATAGGTAGCCTATAACCACTCCAATGGATAAAGACACTGTGGCTATCATTATAGGCCAGTACAGAGGCTTATAGGCCTTCCTGGTTATATCCCCAACTGTAGTCCTTTTGGTCATCATCTTTATATCCTATCCCATAGTGGCTCATGCCTTGTCTAAACACTAATCTATTAGGTACTATCTTCAACTTCTTATTATCATATAAAGGTATCTTTTTTAAACCACTTAAACGCCTCATCCACTTAGCTAACTTCTCTAGTCTCTCGTGATGGAATTGCTTACCATCACCTGGAATACCGTTATAGTGACAGATCTCTGGTATAGCTTCCCTTGGGGCTACTATCTCCCATAGCTCTATTGGTTTAAGGTTCCATTGTACAAGAGACTGTTCTTTCTTCTTAGTCTTTAGGTTCTTACGTTCCCATAGGGATAGCTGTGATTGCATGTTAGCTACCCATAAATCTCTACACCACTTAGGGCCTCTGGTTACCATGTAGAGGTGAGCCATTATGTGTAAAACTCATCAATGATCTTCTGTGCATGTTTATCCATAGCCTGTACTTCTGTCTCTTCCTTAGTCTTATGGACTGTACCTGCATCAGCCTTACCACCCATTATATCTCTAGCTATTAGTTCTTTTCTTTGGTGTAAGAGCTTCTCTGTTCTGTCGTTCTCTTCTTTAATCCCTTGGAGTACTTGGTTTGCTCGTTCAATAGGATCATTTGTTTCAGGCTTATCCCCCTTATCAGTATCTTTAGGTTGTTCTGCTTTCTCATCTCCTTTCTCTTTTTCTTGTTCACTCATTTGTTGTACCTCCTTTCAGATCTTTCAATGTTTGGAATATGTTAGCGTCACTAACAGGAGCTACTATACCTGCTGCTGCTGATTGTTTAGCTATGAATACTCTCTCTTTAGCCCGTAGTATCTTCTCTTCTATTCTGTTTAATTGATCTCCATTAGCTATTAATGCTGCACTCTCTAGAGATAAGAGTCTTATCCTCTGTTCTCGTCTTATAATATTATCCTCTATACCTTCTATAATAATAAAGGCTTCTTCTGGGTTTCCAAACTTACCTGTCCTTACAGACTCAGCTAACACAGAGGCTCTCTCTCTCTCACTATCTATCTCTCCTAGAATAGTATCTACATTCTCAGCAGGGGACTCTATTAGTCTACCTGCAAACTTAGCTACAGCACTACCTATAACAGGGATAGCTTCTATAGCTGCACCAGTTCTCTCAGCCTGTGATGTACCCTCAGCTATAACCTCTTTCTGTATTTCTTGTAGAGCAAACTCTCTAGCTGTCTGTGGGTTCTGTATTAATGGTCTTAGTCTCTCTGGTGTAGCTGCTCCAAAGTCAGAAGCTAGTAAACCTACCCCTTTAAAGTCTATCTCTATATCCTTTGCTTGACCTGTAGATCCTCCTGCTGCTACTCCTGGACCTATGATTGGTGTTAGCTCACCACCTGATCTTGCAATATCTAAACTAACTCTCTCAGGTGCACTCTCATCAAAGAAGCCCCTTTCTCCTAAGAACTGTGTAGCCTCTGTTTCTCTTCTCTCTTGTTCTGCTTGTACTAACTGAGCTTGTTCAGTCTGTTGTACTCCTGCTGCGAACTGTTCACCTACTCTACGAGAGGATTGTCCTGTTAATGCTGCTGTTCTCTCTCTACCTTGTACGAATGCTTCTTGTCTCCTTATGTTCTCTCTCTCCCCTACAGGTACATTACCCTCACCAGGTAGATTAGGAGCTCCTGGTCCCTCTGTGGGCCTCTGAGCTACACTTACATCAGTAGTACTGGGAGACCTAGTTTCTCTCTTAGTCCTAGTTCTGATAGTAGCTCTCTCTGCTCTCTCTGCTCTATCTTGCTGTAGCTTCTTCTTCTTATCAGCTTCTCTCTTCTTCTTTCTCTCTGCTGCAGTTACCATAGCCAGTCCCTCCCCCAATACTTAGCAAACTCTAAAGCCATAGCGAATAGTATGACTATAAAGCCATAGTAGTTCTGAGCTGTTATTTGAGTTACTCCGTAAGTAGTAAGAGCTATAGCTACTGTGTTAATCAAAGTCTCTATTACAGGTTTATGTTCCATTTAATGTTGCACCTCCTGTTGTTGTATCATTAGGTTGTACTGCTCCATTCTGTACGTCTTTCTTCTCATCACTAAGTAGTTCGTTTTCTAGTGAAGCAGGGAACTCTAGGTCTATTCTGATAGCTAACTGAGCCCATAGCTGTTCTTCTATATCCTTCTGGTTCTCACTCACTGTCTCTTCAAAGGCTAGGTATGCTATCTTAGCTGTAGCCTCTGTGAACTCTTGTGAACCTCCTAGTATGATCTGAGGTATACCTAGTGCTTGAAAGAAGAAGCCAGAGATATACTCTATCCATCTGATAGGGTCCTGTAGTTGTACAGGTGGTATCACTACCTCAGTAGTTCCCTTAGGTACAAAGATAGTCTCCTTGTCCTTTACTGTCTTCTCCCATTTAGATATGAATGTTTTGATCTTAGACTCTTTATCAGTGTCTAGGTAGACTATCTTAAGAGGGTTAATGTTACGATGTAATACCTTCTTCCAGTCATCTATAGCCTCATTACGAGCCAGTATAGTATCCTCTACAGCAGATATAACACCAGTACCATGTATCTCATCAGCTACTCTACCTTTGACTAAGTGGAGTATCTCTTGAGTTCTGAACCTTCTCACTGTCTCTCCTTTATCTGTCTGTTCATACCTTATGATTAGACCCTTCTCATTAACTACTACCTTCATTACAGACATATCTAAAGGCTTAAGGTTGATTAGAGTACCTTTATCACTCCTTACTATCTCAGCCATAGAGTCACCCTGTATCTCTCTAACTATTATTAGATTCCTTAGAATAGTGTTGAAGGTATCTGTACCATATCCTGTTATTCTATTAAGAAGTACAGTAGTAGCAGAATCAGCCTTAAAGCCCTTGCCCATAGTCCACCTAGCTATAGCATCTATAGCAGCTTTAAGCTCAGGTATAGTCTTGTAATAACCATAGTATTGGTTGAACTTGTTAAAGGTCCACTCTGTCTCACCTAGTCCACTAGGCCCATCTGTTGCTTTAGGATCTACAGAGAAGTCAGGGACTGTGTCCTGCATGTTACTTACTGTTGTTGCGTCTATGTTCTTATCTACTACCATGTTATGCTGTGTCTATCACGAAAGGAACGTGGAACTCCATCCTTGTTGGAATATAAGTAACTGTACCTCCTGTTTGTATCTCATTAGCTAAGCCTAAGTCTGTATGCCCTGTATCAGGCTCATTAGGAGCATCAGCTGTGTTAAAGTTCCTGTTCTGTGGATCATGTCCTATTGCTATGTTAGCGTCTGCTGTAGCTCCTATCCCTATATACCATCCTTCTACTGTGAACCTAAGAACCTCTCCTTTAGCGAAGTGAGCTACATTGGGTACATTTACTCTAACGTTAGCTGTCATAGCATTAAAGCCCATAGCATCTGCTGCTGTAGATAAGTCTGTCACTACTACTGTCCTAGAGCTACTAGTACCTAACTGTTCTTCTACACCATTAACTACTTTAATAACATTAACAGTAGCGAAGTATTCAAAGTCCCTATCTCCTAGAACATCAGCAGATATACCTATGGGGATATTACATACAAACACTCCCTTTACTATTCTAGGTAAGTTAAAGGTTAAGTCAAAGTCTAAGTCAAACTTCTTAACAGAACCAGCATCACTTATACTCTCAGCTGCTAAGAACGAGGCTATCTCCTCACTATAGGTCTGTCTTGGAGATATGATAAAGTTACCATCAGATCCTTTAGATCCATAGTAGACTACATAGCCTATCCCTTCAGCTATATCAAAGAAAGAATAACTTACTAGGTTCTCCCCTACACCTGTTAAGACTGGACTGCTTACATTGACTACCATTACTTAGCCCCCATGTATTCTTGTGTGTTTACGTCTTTTAGTTCTCTTATCTGTCTCTTATATGTGTCTAGGTTGATGTTAATAAGACTCTCTGCCTCACCTCTACTCGTATATCCACTCATATCATGCTTAATCATCTCATTAGCTACAAGAGAAGAGACTGCTCCATCTAGTAACTTCTTGTCTATAGTGCCTAAACTAGAGTATGCAGTCACCCAATCGAAGGTAGTTGAGTCGTTTACCTCTCCCTCGAACTGATTAATCCACTCAGAGATCACAGTATCTGCATCTGATGTTACGTTAGAGTATACTATTGAACTAGAAGTCATGTCTGGACTCACGTTCTTACCTGCTTTAAGGAGACATGCAAAGGAGGTTGTTAGTGTTACTGCCATTTATTGGTTAGCCTCTCTAGCTGTTTTAACACTTTCTCGAGTAATACAGCCAAAACAACGTAATTATCATCAATATTGTACTGAATTCCATCTATTTCGAGTATTCTAACCATCTATTGAGCATGTAGCCATAGTTTATTAACTTTGTCCATTTTACACCATGCAGCTCTTACTAGCCCCTCTACGATGTCACTATTGGTGTGTTCTGGACTGAATATACGTAATTTAGTAGGTTGTCCAAACTTAACTACATATTCAAACTGAACAGAGACTAAAGACTCTATTATCTCATCATCATCTAAGAGCTGTATCTCTCCTCTCTCCATCATTCCTACCAGGTTGTTATATGTATCCTCTTTCATTATCTTGGTCTTACTGTTCTCATCTCTATCGTAAGGCCTCTGCTTGTTGTTAATAGCCACTACCTTACGACTCGTATCATCATACTTCATTAAGTGGTCCAGGACTCCCACACCAAGAGATCCTGAACCTGCGTCTATGTATATCTTGCTGAAGTCATACACTTTGTCTAGACGTATTATCTCTTCTTCTGTCTCTGTGGTTAGTTTCTTCCTGGTTACTATGCTCTCTACTTGCTTTATGTGCTCTATGTCAGTATGATCTAGTATTTGATAAGTTGTAGCGTCTCTTCCTAAACGAGCTATGTCTACACCCATTGAATAGTCCCTTTCGAAGCCTACTGCATCTCTACGCTTCAATACACAGCATTTCTTAATGATATCGTTACTAAAGACTCTTTTAAGTTCTGAAAGGAAGACAGCTATGTATTCTTGACTATATCTGAGTTTAGACATTCTAAGTTTCTCTTTTTCTAAGTGCTCTTCGCTATGTCTTGGGCAATCTTCAGCATTTACGTAGAACTTCTTAAAACCAGAACCTTCTAAGCTCATTTCATAAAAGAACCCTTCCTCTCCCCTAGGTGTACTTGCTAGGTCCATAGAGCCCCCTGTGACGCTTAACATGGGACTAACGCTCTGGAATACCTCTCTACTGATTACAGCAGCCTCATCTACAAAGAGATCGGTTATTGTGAAGGTTCTTAGTCCGTCTCCTGTTAGTCCAGTTGCATAACATCTGATTACAGTTCCATTGTTTAGCTTAATCTCATGTTTAGTGGGTTTATCTACTCCGTCTAGTATCATCCCATTATATCGAGCTCTTAGGTAGTTTAGTATTTTGAAGAATAGCTGATATGCTTGTTTCTCTGTAAAGGCTACTACGAGTATGTCTCTATTGGGTTTCTTTACTGCTCGTTCACCTGCTTTAATGCTCATAGCTGCTGATTTACCACTTTGTCTACCACATAGAAGGAAACAATCACCTTCTGTGTTGATATAGTCCTTTTGCCACTTATCTAAGCTTAACCATGGTTTTAGGATGTTATACTTTCTTGTATTTACCTCTTGATCTTTCACTATGTTCTTGTTTGAGTTTATCGAACTGTTCTCTTATCTCTTCCATCTCTTTTATTGTTATCTTTCTTCCTAAAGGTATGTCTCCTTTCTCTACCATTTGAAGATTACCTCCTCTTTAAAGCCTTTTATGAAAGTTTCTTCAAATAGTTCTTTATTATGTTTCCAGTATTCATATTCTTCTGGTATATAGTATAGGTTGATTATCATTGTTTATTAAGGATTTTAAAATATATATAATTTTGTATT